CCCCATCAAATGTAAATGATGTAGTTGATGCTGAAGTTGAAGTTGCTAAAAGCACTGCACCTTCTCTTGGGTCTGTTCCTATATAATTCATATTAACTCCTATTACGCATCATTAAATACTTCCCAAGATGCAAACACATTTAAGTCATTATCTGATGCCCCACCAAATCCTGACATTGTATCACCTTCTACTAAATAAATTGGATTGTCTATAACCTGGATTGTTGTATTTGCTGGAATAGATACACCACTTAATAAACTTGGTGTGGCAGTTGAATCATTGTCATGTGTTGCCCCTGTCAATGCCCCAATACTACCAAAAGTAATAGTAAAAGTTTCATCTGTTGCTTGTGTATTACAAACATAAAGTGAATTTAATTTTAATGAATATTCTGATGATACAGTTAATAAAACTGCCGTTCCTGTACTATTTGAATTTAAAGACCAACCACCATTTTGAAAGGCTATTGAACTTACATTTACTATATTTGGATTTGCCATTTTTTACTCCTATTTTTATTTAAAATATTATTGCAAAGGCTATTGATTTACCAGCACTTACGCCACCAGCACTAGCATCAGCCCATTTAACACCTGTTGTTTCGCCACTGTCAGCAGTCAATATTTGGTCATTATTTCCTACTGCTAACATTTGTGGATTACCTGAACCATCACCTATTAATATATGTCCCTTAGTAGTCATATCAACAGATGTAATAGCACTTGTGCCATTACCAATTAAAACACCATTTGCAGTTAGTGTTGATGCACCTGTACCACCATGTGCTACTGCCAAATCACCACCAAGTGTTATGCTACCAGCAAAAGCTACTGTACTACTACTAGCAGTAGCATTAGGAGTTACTGTCATGTGTGTAGCATAAGAACCGCCTATAAAACTATCAAGAGTCATCGTGCCGCCATCAGCAACACTCCATCTCCATTTATCTGCATTATCTTCTCCAGCATCAGCAAACCAATATTGATTCATTGCAGAGCCACTAGCTCCTTGAATTGTTATATCTTGTACCCATTCTGGTATGTTAGAGCCTCCCATTTGTAAAAATGTGTTGTCTGCTCCTTTGGCCAGCCTGGATAATTGTGTACTAGAACTTGCATAAACGATGTCGCCTGTAGCTTGTGAATCAAATACATGAAGGCCCACCCCTTCAAATTCTGATTGTGTTAATTCTGTTCCTACTGAACCGTGTTTCAATTCATTTGCCATATTTACTCCTATATAGTTATTTCATGCCCTTCCATAGCAGATTTATTTAATGTTGCACTTATCTTTGATTTAGTAGTAAGGCCTAAAACTGATGTTCCTGTTGAGGTTTCCTTTTCAGCTGGAGAAGTAGGTTTAGGCCCGCCTGGTTGTTCGCCTGGCATTTTCTCGGTTACCTGTCTAAATGCTATTCCAGCTCTTCTGTCAATATCTTTCATCTCTTCTGTCATGTCCATTGCTTCATTCAATTCTTTTGTTTCTGTAGTTGCTTCTTTTACTTTATTAATATAATCCTCTATTGTTTTCATTAATGCGATATACTTCTCTGGTAAGATAGCAACTGCTTCTTCGTTAGCCTGAAATTCTGTTGTTGAATTCCTAATCACTGCTATTCCAGCATTTAATTGTCTGATTTCCGCCGCTAACATTGTAGTGTAAGTAAAATTTGCCGTTATTAAATCATCTGTTGTGCCTTTTAATTTGTCTCTTGCAGTTGTTAATTCATCTGTCATGCCTCTGTCTGCATCTAAAAAGGCATGTAACTTATCTTCAATATCTGCTAATCTCTCTGCCTTCTCTGTTGCGGTTTCTGTTTCAATCCAAAACTTTTCAAGACCTTTACTCGCAAGCACACCTGCTGGACCCAACCCAGGCATGACTTTCAATAAATTTGCACTCATTTTCCATAATTCTCTTGATTGGATACCATTTTTCTGTATATCTTCTGTTAAGTCATTTATTGCCGTTGAAACTTTTATCAAGGCTGGTACAAACATTGAGGCATAAGTCATTGTCAATGTGTCAACATTTCTGTTTAAAATCGCCTGTTGGTCTGCAAGAACGGCCGCTCTGCTTGCCTGCTCTGTGGTCCAGAAAGCACTTAACTCTGCCTGTTCTCTCATCTCTTCAAAGACTTCAATACCTCCGTCTAATGCTGGAATCACCTGGGTTCCAAATCTTCCCAGCAAAGCCATCGCCGTCGCCGCCCTTCTTGTATCAGATTCCATGGCTACTAATCCTTCTGCAACCTTGTTAAACAACTCCTCTGGAGACAATTGGTCTATGTCTTCAAGTGGTATCTCTAATTCAGCAAAGGCATCGGCCGCTATCTTTGAGCCTTGTGTGGCCGCCAACATCTGCTTCTGCAATGTCATAATACCTTTTTCAAATCCTTGTATTGTTGTACCAGACAAAGTGAATACATGTTGTAATTGGTCTAATGCCTCAACAGATATGCTGGTCCTTCGTGACATTTTATCTAATGCATCTCCAGTAGCTATAAAATTATTTACTGCCTTAAAAGTAAATGCCGCCACGGCCGCTCCTACTGCCGCGACTCCAACCTTTAATTTACTAAAGCTGGACCCTGTTTTATCACTAAACGATTTTAGCTGGCCTTCAGCTTGTTTCGTGTTAGCTTTTAATAAAACTCCTAATTCACTTATGTTTGCCATTCTGAGCCTCGTTTAATTGTTTCCACATTCTAACTTCAGGTGGAGTCATCTTACTCGCATCTGAGTTAAATGTTTGTTTAGCTTGTTCGGCTAATCTGTAATCCATTATTGATTTCACCAATTTCCAATTTTGTTTTAATGCTATATCAGGTGTGCAAGTAAAAGTCTCACACACAATAGAAATAAGGCCCTCATCAGGCAGACTCACAGAGTCTGACGAATCTAAGATGTAGTCTGAGAGAGCCTTGATTCTTTTTTTTCTTCTTCTTTTGTTTCGGTTATAGTAGCAGTTAATAACCACAGTAATTCTTCATTTAATAGTTTTTTGAATACTTGTGGATTGTCATAAGGACTTTCTAATTCTTCTCCTTTTATGTCTGTCCAGTTCCAATTAACTATTCTTTTAGATAAAGATTTACAAATAGATTCCATCGCCTTGCCTAATTCGGTCTCCACTCTGGAAGTACGAAATATGCCTAAAGCCAGGGTCTCTTCAATGGTTAAAACAGGAAGAACTTCAACCCATTCATTTTCATGAATTTTGTGAGGCTCTCCTGTTTTTATTATCTCACCATCTTTAATTACCTGTCCGACATGTATTACACAATCAGACGAATCTATTTTTAATGTAGGTATTTTAAACTTGTTCATGTTGCCTCTCTTATATTTTAATTATTAACTTACTGCTCTTGTATTAGCTCCACTTCCTTGTAATGTTGCAGTATAGGTAGTTGCTCCTCCAACATCAGAAGTGATAGTGTAGTTACTTACAAAGGCTGACACAGAATAAGTAGGAGAGTTAGTTCCAGCCGCCGCTCCTGTTGTTTCCAACAAGGCAGTAGCCGCACCGTTTCCTATTCTTCCATATATTGTGGCATCACCTTGTGAAGCCGCTGGGTCAAAATACCCATTGACATCAATCGTAGTAGAAGGTAATCCTTCTACAAAGGTGTTAGCCGCATCGCCAAATGCAGTAACTTCTGGTAAATTGACATCAACACTCATAGTAAGACTATTTAATTCATCTTCTATAGCCACACTATTGTATGCGAAGTCTATTACCTTTCCAGCTTGTCTTGCCATATCATTCCTCCAATTTGTTTAATAAAATTTTAATAAATAAATTACCCACCAGAAACCTGTACTCCAAAAGTAACGATACATTTAAAATTAGTTAACCCACTGTATTGTGTTACATTAATTTGTAAGTATCTTTCACAAGCATCTGTGGTTGTGACGGCTTGTGTGCCGACTCCACTAAACTGTGCGAATGCAACATAGTCTCCATACCCACTACCACTTGATGATGAGTCTTGAATTTTAATTGTTGCCGTTCCAGAGCCAGAGACTTCTGTAATTCGTAATTTTGCTATTTTCGTGGTCCCAGCTGACAAACTTCCTACAACAGATGTGCTACCTGTGTCTACTCTGGAAGCAGTTACTGCTCCTGTAGCTGACAAAGCCGTTTGAGCTGGAGTGTATAAGTTTATTGCACGGGCCAATGAAGATGTTCCTTGACCAGACACATTCAATGCCGTTGCACCGTCGACTGGATTATCAATTGTTTTGTTTGATAAATTTGCAGTCAATTCATGTACTATGTTTGAATTTCCTAGCCCAGAAGGAGCAATTAATATCTCACTCGTTCCAGACAATGCATCTTGAGTTATCTCATCAGATTTGTTATCAGTTCCATCAAAAAATGCATTCATAGTAAATGTACCATTTGCCTTTCCTTCTACAAAAGTAGCGGCCGCATCTCCAAAGGCCGTGACCTCTGGAAGATTAACATCTACACTGTATGAATATGAATTTGCATATGTATCAAATTGTAAGTGGTCTATATATAAGTCTGTAGATTTACCAGCTATTCGTGCCATACATTACTCCTTTTTCTTTCGTGGTTTTCTAATCTCTTTCAAAAATTTATTTGCAACTAAACTATCAATGTCTATTCCACCATCAATATCTTCCTGTCCTAGCTCAACAACATCTCCTGTTGTTACAACTATCTTCCCAGCATTAAATTTTAATTTACCTTGTAATACTTCGTAATATTTATTTTTCATTAATCTACCATCACTTGAAAGTCTATTTTAGCACCGATGAACGGTGTTCCATTAAATTCTAATCCACCATAATCTCTATAGCCTGTTACTATTATATCCGAACCGTGTGTACTTAAACTTGTTGAATGAATATAAGCTGGTATCGAACCTGAGCCAGTTGGCTCCAGTAAGTCATCTAAAGTATCCTGTACCTCATCTAAATTACCACCACGGGCCACTAAGACTGTCACTTCAAACTCATGAGTCATGCCATTGTTAAAAGTATCGTTGTATGTGCCTGCATTAGGTTTAATCCAGGCCGCTGGTAATTCGTTCACCTGGTCTGGAACCGTATCGTAAACTCGCAAACCTGACACATTGTCAATGCTTGTTTGCACGGCATCTCTTATTCCTTTAAGACTCATTCTTTTTTATACTCCTTTTCCAACTCATCACCTAATTGTCTATGCAACTGAGACATATTGTTCTTCAACCATTCCACTGCTGGCCTAAAAAATGGTATTATTCCACTTTTTCTCGGAGAGAATCCACTAAACTCTAAAGGCCTGGCATATGCTTTCTCGTTATAAACTCTTGCAGACATTGGATTAGAATTAAATTTGTATTCAGTAAAGTAAGAAGCTCTTAATATTCCTTTGTCGACTGGAGTGTTCTCCATCACTTGCTTTCTAAACTTTGATTCCATTCTTCGAATAAATCTTTCCATTGGTTTTTTTATTCTTTTTTTATCAGAAAACTTCTTGTCTAATTTTTTTAATCCTGTTATTTCTAAGTTTAATTGAGACATGATTAAATCCTGTGTCTTTTAAATGGCAACAATAATCTTTGAACATCATCATCTAATCCTATAGAAACATCATAAGGAGCCATCTCTGGAGCACCTAATGTTGTTGCATAAGAAGTTAAAAATCTTTTACTTGTTCTCGCCGCTTGCATATAGCAGGCATTAACAACAGGTTGAGGATACTTATAAACATATATTGTTCCTCCATTTGAATGACTAGCTCCTGTAGTGCCGTTCATTGCTCTTTGAACAGTGATAGTGTTGCTAGAGATACCAGTGATATACATTTGCTCACTATCTAATAAGATTGTTTCTCCTATGTTTAAAGATGAGCCAGATGCCGCCGTGAATGTTGTTTCAGTTGCATTAAAGTCTGCATCACTCAATGTTGTTGTTGATAGATATGGTGTACTTGATGTTCCATTACCATATCCAAACATTCCAGCTATCTGGACTCCTCGCCTCATCCCACTTGCAAAAGAACCAGCGGTACCATTGTCGGCTAATTCAATCCATTCTTTAGGATAGACAGTATCGCCTAAAGGAAACAATTCGTAATCTGTGCTGGCCCAGGTTTTGTCTGTTGACCTGTCATCTTTTAAAGTAGTCAATGTAGTAATTGATAACAAATCGACAGACAATAATAATCTACTGCCTGAACCTCTGAACTGTCTTGTTTCTGATTTAATATAAAAATGTCTATTGCAGAATGCATCAATGCCTCTTGAAGCCATTTCCATACTTTGTAATAATTCTGTGTCATTTGTTGTTCCAGCTATTCCCATCATTGTTTTTAATGTTGATAAATCACCGTAACTGTTTCCATCTAGTCTCATAAACTACTCCTCCAGTCTCCGATAGGACAGTTAAGAACTCCGTCTGAGTTTTCATCAAGAGGAGCCTGGCCACACCTGGGACAGGCAACGGGCCTCTTCATTCCTTCCTCTCGGAGTTCTTCTCTGTTCTTATCAAGAATTGCTTTTAATTCTCGGTATCCCATTCTTACATTTGCCTTACGATAACTTCTACTATTCCACCTTTTGCATTTCCAGCATTGGCCACGACTAAATCGTAACTACCAGCTTCGATAAATACTTTAAAGTAAGTAGATAAAGCTGGAACCGCATAGGTATCTGTAGTTTGTGATAGGTTTGCACCTGTTCCTGTTAATATGTCTACTCCATAGCTATCTGACATAGTTAAGTCATAATTATCAGAAGGTTGTGTACCACCAGCATCAGGAAAGTAATGAACCGATTGTATTTCTCCCTGTATCATTGGAATTGCATCTACATCAACATCTCCACTAGCATCAGAGAGCCAATCCATAGTATATTTTACCATTGAACCGTTTTTTGTTGTTGTTGTTGTTATACTACCAGCCATTAATTACCTTCCTTGACTTCTGTTTTTTTAGGTCTACCTCGTTTCTTTGTAGTTGTTGCTTTCGGTTTTGACTTAGGCTTAGAAGAAGATTTAGTACGATTTGACCCATACTTAACTTCAACTGGCTCTGTTCTATTTGAACCGTATTTTACTTCTACTGGTTTTGTTCTATTTGTTGACATAATTACCTACCAAATTGAATGCATCTTATCCAGTCAAGTGTCATAGTCTTGGCCGCGGCCGCACCTGTTAAATATTCAAAACTGACTCTCATTTCAGTTGATGGAATATTTGCAGTATGTGTTGCTACAGATGAACCGTTGATAAAGAATTCAACATTAGAACCGTTATAATAAAATTCTAGCTCTACAAAAGTATTGTCTGCAAATGTGGCAAGGCTATCGCTTTGTGTTTCTGAACTTCCAGACTCTGTGACTGCAGAAATTCCTGTGCCACCATCTAGACATTCAAAATATATACCATTCGCAGTGCCTCCTAATAATGCAGTATCAGTAACTGATAAACCTACTAAGAAATCTGACTGAGTAGCCTCATTAGAAGCTATTTTAGTTCCGAAGTATAATTCATTGCCTGATGTCTTAAATGACTCGCCAGCTAGCTGGTACGAACCACCATCATTCTCATTTGCCGCCGTTGTTATTAAAACTTGACCTCCACTTGCATCTGTCTGGGCTATCGTGGTATTACCACTTCCAGCTTCTACAACAGTTGTAGTGTATTCAGTAGGGTCACCTGTGGTGTCATCAATAGGGAATTGAGTAAAATCAGTTATGTATTTAACTACTCCCTCTCCTACTGCATCTAATATTCTTTTTCTGTGTGTGGACCAATATGCGAGATTCCCGCTTATTCGTCTTGCATGTACTTGTGCCATCGATATTACTCCTTATCTTGAATATCGCTTATTGCGATGGCTTTTTTATGTTTTGGTTTTTTTATTTGTTTATGCCTTGCTGGAAACGGCATGGATTTAATTTCTGAGTGTTTAAATGAATCTTTAGGAGGTTCACTTTTGTTATCAACTTTACCATTATTAATTAAATCCATACCTAATCCTTATAATCCTTACGGAGTTACATAAACTTTGGAACCAGCCGTGGCCGCTCCATTTCTTTGTTTTTGTTTGTACTTTGAACCAAACCTAACGATGAATGCAGTCACATTGTCTGTGCCTGAATTTCCTCCCTCGGCTACTGTTAAAGCGATTGTTTTGAATCCATTATCTGTATCCAAATCTTCTGCTCTAATGTCAATAATTACAAAATCGCCATCTGCATCTACAGGTGAATCTGAGTCATAATTTGAACCTGAACCTGATGTGGTTAGGTCTTTACTAGATGTCCCGCTGGTATCTGTGGCTTGTAGCAGTTTACATGTGTCTAGGTCATCGCTTGAATCCCAGGTGCCAATTTCAATATAAGCAAATGCTCTATCGAACCCTTCCATTGAAACATAAGATGTAGTGGCAGATGTGCCTCCTATATCTGAGGTTTCAAGTAATGTTACTGCAAAATCTTCTGAACCTTTGTAGTTCATAATAATACCTCCTAGTATTAACTTCTTGTTGCTAATGCGACGAATGGACTCAAAGTGTTTGAACCTTGTTCAGGTGTCACCGCTGAGTCTAACCAAGGTGCTCCGTCTATTCTTTCTGTAAATCTCCAGACAGTTTCGCCGTTTGCAAATCTGTAATGTGGAGATGAAGCAATGCTGACTCCCATTCTGTCACCTATCACATAATATGATAAGTCACAATACATGATGTCTCCCACAGTTCCGAGAGTTTTCATGTGCTCTGACAGAATTACTGGTCTGCCGAATATAGTTGCTGGAACTCCTTCGGCCGCATTGTTAATCCATATAGCTGAACCACCTGTACCCACATTAAGAGCCATGGTCATCAGCTGAGGAAGTGTGTCTGGATGAGCAAGCCATACTGTATTGTTGTGAGATTTAGTGAACATTCTTGAATACATCTTCACTAGGTTCTCGTACACAATCGTTGTAGCCGCCTGTCCAGTTTCTTTACTTACTGATATCAGAGCATCAGAATTAAGGATTCCTAATGGGTCTCCAGCTCCTGTACCATTGATGAAGGATTTATCTTCGTAGAATCTAATCGCATCACCAAACATACCTACAAGTAAGGACTCCAGAGCAATAGCCGAATCAGCTACTAACTCATCACTTGCTTGTGTGTATCCTGTTAATTTTTTAGCAGTTAATTGTAGTTGACCAAAATCTGGCTCACTAGCAGTATAACTACCAGCCTCTTCGGCCCAATAAGCAATAACACCGCCGTGAATACTGCTTGCATGGCTAGTATCTTTCACGGTTGGGATTGTTACAGTATTTGAAGCCATTGGAATGACTTTGGCTCGTGGCCTTATTACTGCATCTTCTACTGCTAATTTTAGTAATTCATTTCTGTATTCTTCTGGAACTAAAAAGCCTCCAGCTTCTCCAGACCCTTCATTTAATGCTTTTAATCTAGGGTCATCTCCTCCACCTACAGATTTCTGATAAATAGATTGAGCAAATTCACCGAATGATTTAAATTTACCATTAGCATCTTTAGCCTTTTTATCTTCATCAGAAGTGTCCATTGGTAGTCTTTGAGAAGGCACATTTGATTTTAAAACTTCTTCGACTACTGCTTTTGTATCATTAGCCATCTCTGCTTTAAGTTCTTCAAACTGCTTCTCGGATATGGTTGATTTTGTTTCATCTTCCATCTTTTTCACCTTCTTTGTTTAATTTAAGTTTTTTAATTTCGTTTAATCCAGCATTAACACCTGCTTTAATAGCATCAGCAATAGTATAAGTATTTTTTGATTCCATATTTTTAATGATGTTAACTGCTTTCATTAAATCTTCTTTTTCTTCTTTTGTAAAAGTAGCAAGATTTAAATTGCGATTTTCCTCGTCACCGTACTCATCTGAATTATCTTCTTCTTCTTCAGCTGGATTCATTATCTCATCGTATTCTTCGTGAGTTGAACACGGCATATAAATAGTGTTTCCGTCTTGGTCCATTGAATGTGTACCAACACAACCTATTTCTTCTGCTCTTGATGATGCTTCCTCTTCAGTAGAGAACATATCTTCACCTGGAACTGGTGCCTTCTTTTCCTCTTCATCCAATCGATTAACAATCCTTTCGGCCCATTGCTGAGCATCCATTCTTCCTTCTCGCTGGATTGTACCACCCCAGAGTAGCCATGCAACTTGGCCAGGTGTCGGCCTATCTGATTCTCCAGACAGATATTCATCTGCTCTTGGTGATTTCAAATCGCCTTCATGCCTCATAAACCAGGCTGACATTCTTCTTACTTTGCTTTCACTAATCTCTCCATTTGCCATTAATCTAGCTTCTCTTTTAGTTTGGTCCGTTAAACCGTCTCCAGCAAACTCCTGTAAATCTAATCCTCTTTGAGCATTAGACTGGATATAATCTGGTGGTTCTGGAACTTGTTTATGCTCTGTATCAGGAAATAATTCCTTTGCAATCTCTTCTGCAATTGGATTCAAACCTTTGCTTCGCATTGTAACAAGAGAATCTCTGTTTGATGGTATAGTGACTTGTGAAATTTCTAGTAACTCTACATCTGTGTAAGTTCTTCGAGGATTATCTTTGCCATCGCCTTCTTCATAGTCATTCGCAATGAATCCCACAGAATATGCTGATTTACCTGCTTTAGCCAACTGGTAACCCCAGTCTGCTTCTGCATTTCCTTTGTCAATATAGTACTTTGCAGTACCTTCTAAGCCTTGGTCTGTTAGTTCTAAACTAACCCATTCGCCTATTTGACGAGTTAAATCATTGTATTCATGAGAGGATATAAGAACTGGATGAGTCATAAAATCATCTAATGTCTTACCCCAGGCCGAAGCAAGTATAACTTCTCCGTCTCTGTCCATTGATTCGGTTGAAACAACTGCTTTGATTAAACCATTTTTGTCATCAATTGCTTTTGTTTCAGCTCTATAACTTTTGAATATCTTTGATTGTTGTGATTTAGCTCCACAGGACTCCTCTGTTTTTTCTTTTAAAGTAGTACAGTAGGCTTCTGGATTTTCTTTATCAGAATTATCCAGCACACAAGCTTCAAAATCTTGATACTCACAATTTGCACCGAAAGGCATATTTTACCTCATTTACAATTTAATTTTTACGGTCCTTTTTTAAAACAAAAAAAGACCTGTTCTTCAAGTTCGGTAAACTTAAAAAATCGGTCTTAATAACTCTCGATTTCGTATTGGTGTCTAGCACTCTAACGATATTTATTTGCTTAAAATTATAATATAGCTAGAATATAGTTGTCAAGATGCCTCCAGGTTGCGATATTTCGTCTTTATTTAAAAAAGTAAAGGATACATACCCTTGCATTAACTTGACATCTGTCGAGATTAATACAAATATAGAAGCATTATTAATTAAATTAAGGAGAAAGTTTTGAGTACCGAAAAGAAAACATCTTGGAACAAAGAGGCTTTTGGCTTAATGAAAGATGCAAAGTTTATCGAGGCTGGGTATGTAAATAAAACCTTAGCTAAGAAAATCAAATATCATTTTGAGGATTCAACAATGTATCTTTTATTTAAACTAAGAGATGGTAGTGACCTTTACCTATATCCTTCATATGACGACGAAGGGAATGGAGCTGGCTCGATGTTTGGATTTAACAAACACACATCAGGCAACTTTAACTTAGGATTACCTGTTTGCGACTTTGAATCAATCAATAAACAATTTTAAAACTAATTAAACATAAAAGGACCCTCTTTGTAAAAGAAGAGGGTTTTTTTATTCTGTAAATTTAACTTCTTTTTTACATCTATTGCAATACAAACTTACAGTACCTAGTAATTTCTTAGCTAATAATTTGTCACAATCTGGACATCTTGCTTCTTGCAATGGATATTGATATTCTTCTTTGCTTTGCGGGCCAGCTGGAGCAGATTTTCTTGTAATATCAATTGTATTTGTACTTCTTTCCTCTACTGCATCAACATCCAGCACTTCTGTCATCGTGCATCTGCAATTAATGTTTTCCTCTGGAGCACTGCCTTGGCCAGGTGCCATCATACTGTCGTATCCAACAATAAAAGGCTGGTCAAGAGGTTGTTTCTGTCCATCTGCTATAACATGAGTATCTCTAGTTGCTTCGTCGATTGCAGACAACCATTCTTTTTGAGCAACTACTTCGCTTTGTTTTGCTGACTCTAGGTGTCCTTGATTCAATGCAGACAATGTTTCTGTTCTAGCTATTGTTCTTGCTCTATCAATACCAAATTGTGTTAAACCGCTAATCTCTTCAGAGATTTCATCTAAAGATTTACCAGCACTTCTTCCAGCAAGCAATGTAGCCTGTACTGCTCTTCTAGTAGTGGAGTTAATGCCTTGAGCATATCTTAAACTACTTGATTCAATCCAGTCATCAACCTCTGGAGATTGACCATTGAAATCATAATCAAAAGAAAGAGTCTGTTTAACACTTCTTTTTAATCTTTGATTTGCCATATCAACAATTTCTCTTTTAGTGTCCTCTCCTCCTCGTATTATTGCCTTTCTATAAAAAGGTTTAATTGATTCTTTAAAAGTTTCAATCCATTTAGGCTCGTCTATCACTTGGTCATCAGGTTTTCTGTTTATGTTTTTTAATATCTCTTCTTTTTGTTCTTTTAAAGTAGATGATATTTCTTTTCTGAATCCTTCCTGTAAATTTTCGTATTGTTCTACAAATCCTTTCCATCGATACTCTTTATAATCTTGTTTAGCATCAATTGAAGTCTCTACAGGTTGAAGTTCTTTTTGTCTGGTAACATTTTCAGGCATAGATGCTAATGGCATCATAAAAACATCTCCATTTCTAACTTCTCCCAGCCCAACAAGATGACGGGCCTCGTTTCTAGTTATGTATCCAGACTTAAAGCCTTGGTCTGCAACAGATAAGTTTCTAGCTACATCTTCTGGCACTGGAGAATCAAAATCAAAGTAAAATTTCTCACCGAACATCGGCACAAATTGCTCATTCACTTTTGCTCTAATTCTTTGTAGCCTGGGTTTTAAGACCCATCTTGCAAATGTATACTCAGCCGCCTCGGCATTGGCTCTGTTCACAGACTCACTGATTCCGAGTATGTGCATCGGCATACCATATGCTCCTAATATCACATCACGATTCATTAACCTTAATTGTTGAAATTGCATATCTTTTTGACTGATTGTTTTCTCTTGCCAGCTGGCTCCTCCTTCTAGAATTGCCACTTTGTGACTTCTGGAGACTCCCTGATGTTGTTGATTCCACTGGTATCGCAATCTTTCATACTGACTATCGGTTAAAGTTCCTTCAAACTGAATCACACCTGCTGGTTCGGCTGAATTTTGAAAGAATGACTTGTTATATTGGCTACTAAACTTTTCAGCTTCAATATCAGACATGATAGAGGCTATCGGTGATTGGCCTCGATATGGGTTGCTGGGATTTGGCATTTTAATATGAATAATATCTGATTTTTCAAGAGGTATTTGAGTCTGTCCATTAACATAAACATATCCAGCAATATAATCGTTTGAGTGTGGAACAACTTTTATTTTATTTGGATTGATTACCCAGAGCTCTGCGGGCCTGTTTGCTCTGTCTTTAATGATTAGCCAGAATGCTTCTCCAGTCAAATCAATAAAGGTTTGTGTTTGCTCCATCATTTCCATACCAGTGTGGTATTCGTTAACAAAATCAAACAATGACAAAATAGGATGATTAATAATCTCTTCTCTTTCTTTGTTATCTTTTATCTGGTACAATTTCCAGTTTGTTTCAGCTACTGCACTTGCAATACGAGAGACACATGCAAAGACCCATCCAACCTGACCATAAGCAGAAACATAATCACTTGGAGTTATGTTTGATAACTGTCCTCCCAGCGAATAAGGCTGAAACATTGCTTCATCCATGCCTGGTGCCTTCTCTTCTGTTTTTAAAAATGGATTTATTTTGTTATACCATGCCATATCTTACTCCTTATAGCCATCTTATGCTGGGATTCCCAGCACCTGATAATTCTGTTAATGCCCAAACCAATGCATCGAGCCTGTCTGGAGACTTTTCTCCAGATGTAGCTTCCCAATTACACAATTGGTCCTCTAAAGATGCAAACTTACCCACATGATGAACTTTTCTTTGTTCGTATAAGGCCGCTATTGGCTCGGCCCTTGTTCTTTTACCACGACTTGCATGAACAGACTTGTAAGGAACATCCTCTGACTCTGTTCTTAAAGTATGCTCCACGAGCTGACCTCCATTGTTCACTTCTGCAATAACTCTGTCGCATTGATATTGATTAAACATTTTTATTACTTTTTGTGACCATCCAGCTGGAGAGTATTTTCCACTTCCATCATCTAAAACATAAAACTTTCCATTTGAATCTTTACCAGCTACAATAATGCCAGTTTCATCGCTGTTTTTATTTGCCGTTACGGCTGGGTCAATGGCAACGACGACTCTTTCCATTTCCTCTGGGGCCCGTCCTAGTCTGGATTCATCAAACCAATCTCTCTTCCATAAAGCTCCTTCGGATTCTTCTAGTATCTCTGCATAAATTTCTTGCAATCCAGTTCGTGTGTTTTCATATTTAGCTAAAATTGAATCAAAGAATTGTTGATTAAGATTATCTTGATTTTCGTAACTACTTCCTCGTGTGATTGTTGATGTCTTTGCTTCTTTTAATGCAATTAATAATTTTATTGGTTTAGGAGTTGTTGTCACACACACCTGGGGTTTGCTTCCCAGCCTCAATCCAAACATTAAGTTATCCCATGTGTCCTCTGGATATTCCCAGCTAGCCAGCTCATCACACCAAGCCGTATCAAACTGACTTCCACGAAGTTGGTCTGGTTCATAAGAGGAGAATGTTTGAGCAATGGCTCCATTAGGCCAGGTAACTCTTCTTTTTGAAGGTTCGTATCTTGGTTTATTCCAAGGTGGAGAGATACTTATCAATCCAGACTCTCCCTCAATCATTACATCTCTACAATCAGCTGGAGTCTTGCCGATGAGTGCGATTCTTTTTGATAAACCGCTCTCTACTCTTTCACGAACCCACTCTGCTCCTGTTCGTGTCTTGCCGAATCCTCTTCCAGCTAAAATTAACCATGTGGTCCAATCACCCTCTGGAGCTATTTGTTTTGCTCTAGCATTAAGAGGACTTCTCCAATTAAATAATTCTTTTATTGCCTCTTCTTCAGTTAACTTCTTGGCTTGCTGGAGTATCTGTGACCCTTTCGCTTCGTTCAATGAACTTCCTTATCTTATCTTCTAATAAATCATGAGGTTTTTCATCTTTATCCCAAACGATAGTTTGATTTCTAGCATCAATCATTACATCTGAGGTTTTTAGGTCGGTCCCATACAATTCACGAAGGTCTTTAATTACCTTCCTTGAATATTCAGCTGATTCTACATCTCCATCACCGTCGAATGCTTTCTTATAGAATTTAGTGAGTAGTCTTTCAAGACGAGTGCCTATTAAAAGTCTTACTTTCTCGGTGTTTTTTTGCCATGCATCTTCTGTTTGTTTTAAACTTTCTGCAAGGTCTCTTTTCACAGTGGCCAGTTTTATATCCAGAGCCTCGGCTATTCTGGGTTCATCCCATCCAGCAAGTTTCAGTTCAAGAACCTGGTTTTGTCTCGTTTTCTTTGCTAATGTTCGATTGCTGGACATTAATGGCCTTCTTTCCTGTAAATTCTTCCCATCTTTTTATAATAACATCACAATAATGTGTGTCAATCTCAATACCATAACATATTCGGCCTGTTTTTTCACTTGCAATTAGTGTAGAGCCTGAACCCAAGAACATATCCAGCACGATATCATTTGATTGAGTACTGTTCATAATTGCCTTCTCTACTAAAGCGACAGGCTTCATGGTTGGATGAAGTTTATTGACTCGAGGCATATCAAATTGCCACACATCTCCTTGATTTCTAGCTCCAGTCCAAAATTTATTATGTTTAAGATGATATTTGTCGCCTCTCCATCCATATAAAATAGATTCGTACTGTCTCTGGTAGTCACTGGCTCCCATTGTGAATTTATTTTTAGCCCAAATAACATAATCAGACCAGTGTCCTCCAGCATTAGTGAAGGCATTGTAAAGATTATGCAATTCCGATGAGGACATGCAAATATAAATCCCTCCCTCACATCTTTCGAGTATTCTTTCGCACATTTGTTCTAAAAAGGAATAAAAATCACTTCCCAGGTTGTCATTTGCTATGAATCTTTTCTCTTTGTTGTTATATTTTTGTCTTATGTTCTGTAAAATCGTGTCGCCGTAATTAACATTGTATGGAGGGTCTGTAAATATCATTTTAGCTGGATAATCTCCATCAAATAAAATTTTATACGACTCTTCTTCTAGTGAATCACCGCAATAAAGTCTATGCGGGCCAAGCTCCCAGAGGTCTCCAGGCTTTGTCACGGCTGGTACATCTTCAGGGACAGTATCTTGGTCAATTTCTCCTGTTGTTCTTTTTAATAACTCATCTGAAATTACACTCATCTGAACATCAGGCAAGGATATATTTTCCAGCTCTGGAATTTCAATATCATAGTCAATTAAAAATTCTAATAGGCCCTCTGAAGATATTTTTTGAAATTTACTGTTGATTCCTAACAAGATTCTTCCAGCCTCGTGCTCATCCTTTGCTTCGATTTCTACAATCGGTATCTCTGGGATGTCCCAGCCTTCATCGGCCATTTGTTTCAAGACAAAAAGACGACCGTGTCCATCCATTATCTTGGCTTGCTCCAGAGATTCGCCATCAGGCAATTTATTCCAAACAAATACAGGAGCGGTCCAACCTAATTCTGCGATTTCTTTCTTTAATTTCTCGGCATTTTGTTTGCTCATCTTTTTTAAGCTACCTTGAAACTCTTCCAGCTCGGTATATGGCATTGTACCACTACCCTTACATTTTATGATTATTGATTTAGTATTTTCCATTCATGAATTGTTAATCTGCAATTATTGTTCTGACAGATGGATGTAAATGTTTAGTAAAATCATGGATTGGAACAAGTAATAGTTTTGAATCCATCCTGTCTCCTCCATGCACTGTTTTAATTTGATTTAATTCCAACATTCTTTCGATAATTTTCTTTAATTTGCTTACTGGTAACAAAAAAGAAAAGCAAATCTCATCTGTATCCGAATCGTAAAAAGCATGAAGCCAAAAATCAGCCTGTGTCTTAGACAACCCGCTGGGATTTCCTTTAAATGCTACCTCGATAGCAAAGTTACCTGTTTGTTTCCATCTATCTCTTTCGGTTTTGATTTCCAGCAAGCCTTTATTCGCAAGAACTCTCTGGAGCCTGGATTCCATCTCCTGACCAAAGCCTAAATCGATGTCAAATTTAAAATCATCGTTAAATATTTTGCCACTCATTGTGTTACCTCAATAAAATTATAACATGTTATGCAAGATTAAACTAACTCGAAGGAAGTTTTAAAGTTACCTCTGTCACATTCCCAATCCCGTCAGTAGTTCTTACTAGCTGGCCCCATCTTGTTCGATATCCGACTAAATTTTGCAATCCAGTTCCCTTCCCATCAAACAATGCGGTGTCAAATAAAACAAAAGTCATGCCTTGAAACTGAATCATGTCTCCTTGCTCCAAAGAAATATGCTTAACTCTAAGTTTGTCGAGCATCCTTCTGACTAAATTGTCTTTATAAAAGTCATTACTTCTTCTGTTCGTCTCCCAGTAACAAGCCCAATACTCTTCTTGCATGATTCTCTCTATCGACTCTAACGACTTTGTTAAATCATTAATGCTAAAAGCAGTTTTTTCTGCACACAACTCTCCCAGCAACTCGTGAGTACTAAAGAACTGGTTACCACTGTCCCATCCAATACTAGAAAGTATCTCAACATCTTCTCTCCACTTACTCTTACTCCTAAAGCTCTCCAGCTTGTAGAAAATTTTAACTCCTCCATAGCCACGAGCCATAACGGGCCTGCTGATTTCTGCATCATTGATTTCTCGATAGTAGAAACCATCAGGCAATGGTTTTGTAGTCATATCATCTCCCATGATAAAATTGATAATACCTACATTATACCTTCCTACATTGTCAATTGGAACCTGTATTGCTCCCTTCTTCTACGGCATATAAAGCATGCTCTATAAGCAGGATTACATTGTCAAGTGATATTGGTAATTTTAAAATTTATAAAAATCCTGTTTAGCTTTGTATTGCGATTATCGACAGAAATACGACACCCCTCCCTATATGCTGGTATATCAGCTAATAGGGCATTATAGGCTATTATCGGCTTACTCGCCTGGTTGGTCCTAGTCTGGAGGACTTGGAGTACTCTCTGGACACATAAGATGGCTCGACTCCTACGGCTTGCACGAATCTAGAGCCATATAGGGTCTGGAGCCAGGCTGGTCCGTACTCCTTTAAGGCTCCTCGTACCACCTCGCCGATAAGCTGGATGATGTTTCGTTGAATATGTTTATCAGAAGAATCACCGATTAAATTTTCAGTTGGATGTAAATCTTTCCAGGTGGACACAGGCAGGTGATGCCGAGGGATTGGTCCCAGCTTCCTCTCCCAATCGATGCGAAGCAAACTATTAATATTTTTTTGTCTGGACTTCCATTTATCATTCAGCGAGCATTCTGTGGTTACTCCCTTCGATAGCTTATTACTCTTAACACTGTTATCATTCA